GCACCATGAAGCGCATTACCACCCAAGAGACACGTTCTGGTAGAGGTTCCTGATGCTGGTATACTAGTATAAAAATAATCACAATAATAAGTTGTAGCACTTGCACCAACTGTTGCTGGCATAAATGTACCCTTATTATCCACAATCAATGATTTAACATAACCTTCCGTCCTGTTAGCATTTCCAATTAGTTCATAATTATTTCCATCAGTATCTTGAAAGTTATTCGGATTATTTGATACATATACTTTTGTTAAGCCCCCATCTGCTACAGATTGTATCAGAACATTAATACCATCTGCATTTTTCCATATATGCCCGAATGGGTTCTCTATTCCACGGTATGAAGGCACTTCTACAGATATAGGCGTACTAGGATTACCTGCAACTACTTGGTAACTTGCTGGCATTTTATATTGTACAACCCCACTATTGTTACCTAATGATGTTGTTATACCTATATTTATAAACGGATAATAAGCATTCCAACTAGACCAGAATGCGCTGCTTATATTTGTAACACCAATACCTAACCCACCTTGCTTGTATCCTTCTGAGGTAAGCGACGGATTAAACGGTAATTGGCAGTGTGTATTTGCGTATTCAGTAATATATGCCCAGAACAGAATTCTATGTGCATCATAAGTATAGCAATTCCAGTTAACAGAACCCCTATTACGTGCATATGTTCTAAAGTTAGTCCTAGAAATTACAGTAGCAGGTTTGCCTAGGAACGTCTTATCTGTAGCGTCTTCTGTAGTAACGTTATTACCACCACGATATTCTGTTGAATTACTTATTACACATGATAGTTTATTAGTAGGTCTATGTACTGTAGCTTCACCGGCACTTATATATATCTTAGGTATCCTAGTAAAACTAGGTACAGCATATTCAGATATTGCCGCACATAAGTAATCTCCTTCCTGCCAAAACATTTCATAATGCTCTGGCACTTCTACCATCCATTGACCATCAGTGCCATCGAGTACTGCTGGAGTACCATCTTCTTTAAGTAAACTATTATTCTGATGAAGGTAATAGTTAACAGTACCATCATCTTTAAGGATACATCTGCGCCATTTATTGTGCCATGGTAACATCTTATGAAGTGTTGTCGAACCAATACGTTCGGCATCGTATGTAGATGCAGCAGTATTAATCTTAACCCCATACCATAAGTTGCTATACCCAACGCCACCAAAGCGATTTTGATGTAACCCTAAACCTAAACCTAGTCCAAACATAATTAATTAAATTTACAAATGTTAGCACTACCTACTACTTCAATAACCCAACCTTCAAATACAGGTAATTCAATTACAGAACCAATTGGAAGTAATAGACCTATACCTTGTTTATAATCTGAAGTAGGATTATAATGCCATATACGACATTCTGTAATAGCAGCAATACGTACCACATGATTAGATGTAGCAGTATATGTATTATTAGTAATATCTGTTGCAGTACCAATTGATAATAATGGCATTGGCATTGGACCATTTTGTTGTGATAATAAATTCATAATGTTTTATTTTAAATTGTTTTATATTTTAGGACAAGTACCATTCAAATGTTGACCCAACGGTTACGGTTTGTCCTGATAATACGCCACCTGTTATAATAGCACTAAAATCCAAATTTTCCCATGATGACTCATACAAATCTGAATCTACAGCATATATACGTAGAGCAGCATATTGTCCAGGAGTAATAGTTATTGTACTTGTTGTTGAGTATGGCACTGTCACATTATTTGCTATTACTGTATATGACGCACCTTCATATTTTGTAATTGTTGCAGTTGCCTCAGAGGACCACGGTCTAGTTACAGATATTGATAAATTTATTGTAAGTGTCCCCGTAGTGTGATTTGTGACATTAATAGTTCTTATTTTATTATATAGTGTGCCAGATGCGTTTCCGCTAAGTGATCCCCATTCCAGAGTAACTCCGGCAGGCGCTGATGCAGTCATCATTGTTCTTCTTCTTAACATATTATAAAGCTCTAATTAAATATTTAGATGTAGCATAACAAAGTGTGTTTATTTCCCCAAAACCACCTGCAGAAATACTTAAACTTGTCCCAGATAAAGACGTATAATTACCTGTATTAGGTATAATAATTGTAATAGCAGAAACACTGGTATTCTTTATTATAAGATGTACATTTTGACCAGGTGCCGGATGCTCAAAATAACCTAACGTTGCATTTGCACTTAATTCTGCATAGATTATTTCAGCACTATTTGCAATACCTGAAATAGCTGTAGCTGGAGCACCAGCCATTGTATTTGATCTATTTACTAATGGTAGCATATAGGATCCTATCGTTGCAGCAGTATTCCACTTGGTTACATCTTCTGATGTAACCTCAACTCCACTACTAGTAATAGTACCCCACTCTAATCCAGTTGCACCGGTATTAACTCTAAGAACTTGCCCCGCAGTGCCTATAGTGGTTAAACCTGTACCACCTTTTGTAGTAGGTACTGTACCAGCATAGGATGTAGTAATAGCAGTAGTACCTGAACCAGATACTGCACCAGATAACGTAATCGTTTGATTACCTGTTAAATACATAGAAGTATCTAATGACCAGGTATTTGCTGCAGTCTTTTTGAGGAAACCACTAGTACCAGTAAGACCTGCAATTGATGTTAAGTCTGCATCTAATGGTTGATATAAACCAGCGTGGTTACCCCAACCATAAGCAGTATCCCAGTTAGTCTGTTTAGCTGTAGTAGGTATAGAATAACCTGCAGTAAACGATAAAGCAAATGTACCCGCGGTAGTAACAGGAGAACCTGTCACTGTAAGCCCTGTTGGTACTGTCATAGATACAGATGTGACTGTACCTGTATTAGATGTCCATGTGGGGGTAAAGTATTCTAACGCTGTAGCTCCAGAGTTTACCCTTAGTAATTGATTAGATGTACCAAGTGCCGTTAAGTTTGTACCACCTTTAGATATACCGATTGTTGCACCAGACCAGGTACCGTTTGTTATAGTACCTACTGTAGATATATTAGTAGAACCTGCCCATGTAGATAATGCTGTATTCTCAACTAGTGATAAACCTACAGCAGCTTTATTTAACGTTTGCCATGATTTATCACCACGCCAATATTGAGTTGCAGTACCTGCAGTAATAGTAGACTCTTTGCCTGATAATGATGTATCAACCTCAGTCTTTGTATATGCATTAGTTATACCATAACCAGAAATTGTAGTAGGTTTATTAAGTATCTGTGCATCACCACTAACGGCATTCCAATCTGGATTTACGTTTACTTCAGCACCTGCAGCAATCCCTGATAACTTAACAAAATCACTAGCTGATAACAATCCATCTGTAGTAGGTGTAGCTAGACTAACATCGGCACCGACAACTCCTCCAAGTGGATCCCATGCAGAACCATCCCATGCATAATTTATATTAGTATCTGTTACATTCCACACATCACCAACTACCATGCCGGTTGAAGGTAGATTTGCAGATGTAGCAACAACGCCTTTATACTTATACACAGCTGTCATCATTAAGTCTGTTTCAGTTTTAGTATAAGCATTTGTTATACCGTATCCTGCAAGTGTTGTTGGTTTATTTAAAATCTGAGCATCTCCTGATGTAGCATTCCAGTCAGGGTTTACATTAACCTCTGCACCAGCAGCAATACCAGCCAGTTTATTCTTTTCTGTAGTAGTATAGTCATTTGTTGATAAACCTTTACCAGCAACTACATCTACCTTATTTGCTAAAGTAGTGATAGAATCCCATACTTCAAATCTATTTGTAGTACCATTCCAGCGAAGAACATTGCCATTAGCTAGAGTAGGGGCATAGACATCTGATAACTTACTGTTGCGAGCTATTGCGCGTATCTTAACATATATAACACCATTGCTGCTATTAGAACGTAGAACCATACCAATACTAATCTTAGGGGTTGGTGCAACTGGTTCAGTAGTTGTGATAGTACCGTTAGTAGATAACCATAACATAGCACCTTCAGCAAATGCTGCAGTATTTACGTCACGTACCAGACCTTCTGTAGTAATTGCACCAAAACCATTGATTGCAATATCCTCAGTAGCCATACCAAATGTACGCTGAGCAATATCTGGATCAGCTGTAGTTGCTAGCTTAGCCAATGGATTAGCACCAGAAGCTGAGTTAACGTATACCACCTGACCATTAGATATCAATACTCCAGCGTCATTCTTTACTCTAGCCTGGGTTTCTTGACCTAATTGAATTGATACGGTATCAGATACTTTTACTTCTAATGTCTTTGATTCATCAGAATACCTAACATCACCTATATTTGATAGTGCTGTTAAAGTGGTAGGATTAAAATGTAGTACATCTATATTGCTATTTGTGCCATTATTGTTAATCTTACCATCTTGTAAAACTTTACCTTGTGCTGCTGATAACGGTTGTGTTACTGATGTACTAGTTAAATTATTAACCGTGTTAAGTGTGATTGCATCAGCGCTAGCTGTAATACCATCATTACCAGATGCTACATTTAACGTAACATCGCCTGTAAGCGCACCACCGCCAGTAAGACCTGTACCTGCAATAACCTGTCTGCTTGTACCTACTTTAGAATTTAAAGCATTCTGTGTAGCAGTAGATATTGGTAAGTCTGCTGGGGCTGTATTTGCTACATTACCTAAACCAACATCGGTCTTTGTGAGAGTAACATTAGCTGATAATGGATAACCATTAACAGTCCTAGTATTAGGTACTTTTGCTTCATTTAATACTTTACCTTGGTTAGCTGATAATGGTTGAGTAGTACTAGTTGAGTCTAGTGTATTGATTACATTCAATTGAATGTTATCTGGATTTACAGTAATACCATCATTCGCACTTGATACATTAAATGTACGATCTACCGTGAGATCTCCCCCACCAGTTAAACCATAACCAGCAACAAGATTACGCGATGAGCTTACTTTAGAACTTAATGCAGTATTAACTGCCGTAGATATTGGCATATCTGCTGGAGCAATATTCTCTACAGAACCAAGACCTAAATCAGTCTTTGTTAAGGTAACGTCTGAAGTTAAAGGATACCCGTTAATAGTTCTAGTATCATCTACCTTACCATTTACTAAGTCATATACACCATCAGGTATAGGATAATCTTCTGGAGCTAAATTAGCCACATTACCAAGACCTATATCGTATTTATTTAATACAGGATTTGTAGATAGTAAATACCCATTGATTGTAGCGTTAGGTATTTCACCAGACGCAGATATACCCGAATCTTTATTCTCAATGAACCAATTACCATTAGGTCCAATATAAGGATACACGGCATAGTCTGATGTAGGACTGGTCAAGTTATACCACTTCTCGTCATTCTCATCGTAAAACTTTATAATATTACCATGAGGATCCGCAGTAAGGTCTACCCAGTATGTTACATCATCTGGATTTGGGGCTATAAGACTAGCCCATATTTTTGGATTATTTTCGTTAACTACCATTTGTATGTTATTGCTTATTTACTTTTCAACGTAGAATATTCGTTGGTGTCCTTTTTAAATAAAATATATTTTTAGAAAGTAATAGCGCTTCTTAATCTTTGTACCCTATTGATATTTCATTAGTACTTGGATTGATAATAAGTTCAAGTTGTTTGATTGTAGGATAACCAATTATCGCTGATATTTCTATACCTGTTTCTTTTTTTATACTTGATTTTATTGCATCTATGTTGCCTATTACAAACTGATACGCAGGTATACCTTCAACTTCAAAGTTAAAGTCTTTACCTGTATGATACATAGATTGTTCAGTACCATCTAGTCCTATGACAGAACCTGCCATTTTACTACCACGCTTGAACTTAAATGCGCCCATATCAGACTCGCTTACTATAGATAAAGACGCACCAGTATCCACTAACGCCGCAGTTTCCTGCCCATTAATGAATACTTTGATGACTGGTCTTTTACCTGTTAAAACAGTGGCTATCATTTTACTAAAATATTATATAGTAATGTAACTGTTTCTACTGTTAATGAAGAACCTTTTTTTAACTCTACAAACTCTGCGTCTGTTAATTTATCAAAAGTTAAAGGTGATTCCTCAACTAAATACTTACCATAAATTGGTTGAAACTTTGATTCCCATTTATTCTTAATCTTATCTGTCATCTCTACACCATCAGTAAATTCAGATGGTTTAGTTTCATCCGTGAATAATTTACGATCACTTTCAATCTGTTCAACTTCTTTGTTTAAAGCAGATTTCAATTTGATTACTTTTAAAAGTGCATCGTCACTAAGATTATCTATTTTAATAGGATTCAAAATTGTATTCAAACTAAGTACTTCTATTCTTTTCATATTACGATATTAATAAATGATTAATAGGAGCGGTTGGATCTCGTCTAACTCTAATAGACACAATATCATCGCTCTTTATATTTGTTAACGTAATAGGAGTACCTATTGTTAATGTCCATGTAGCTCCTGGTACATATGATGCAACTGACGTAGTAAAACCACGTGGAAAATTATTCATTTGATCAAATGATAACCCTGATTGACCATACGAATATCGTACTTGAGTAGAGAATACGTTTGTATTTGAGTCTAACCCTCTATAGTCAACAGAATAAGTATGCCCATCAGTATACTGAAATTCAGCCGGGCCTTTTGTCAAACCACTTAACTGTAGGTTATTAATTACTAGTGTTTTTGTATTCATATTATAATCATAGTTATAACTAGAAATAGAACTAGTACCTATTGCTAAGAAATCTGAAGTATCTAAAGTAAGTTGTACTTTAGGGTATGCTGATATAACTTTTATAGTAACAGTGCAGACATCTGCACCATGAATCCTAAAACGTCTTGTTTGACCAGCATCCCCATACCATATATTATATGTCTTTACTATAGTTGTACCTGGAATAGGCATAGATCCAAGAGAGATTATAAAAGATGCTCTCGTTACCCCATCAGAACCATTTGTCACATCTAGATCGTTTGCTATCATACCACCTTCTACACCATTAACTACTTCATATATACTAATTTTAGGAGTTAATGTTGGCATGTTTTCTGTTAATACTTTAGCGAAACATACTTGATCTGGATTAGTAATATTAATTGATGCTGATATATTAGTACTTGCTGCATTATCTAGTAGCACTAAGGATAAATTTTGAACACTCGGTTTCCTAGCATAGTGGTTATAACCTCTAAAATCACCTAAAGCAAATACTTCATCTGGACGTTCATACTCAAGGTAATTATTTACTATAGTAAACCCAGATATGTAATCTCTTGTTGCTTCTGATCTAGGTACTATTGTAGCCTTAATAGGTTTATATGGACTCCATTCATTAATCTTTGGAGAAGTACACAATTCTGTAACTTTAAGTGTAGTTTCACCTAAGGTATCTCTAACCTGTTTTACTGTTATTTTTGTTGTTGGTAATGCCATAATTTAATAATTAACTTGGTGCATAATAATTTGTTGGTATCATTCTAAATTGAATTGTATCACCTGTTTCTATTCCTCCTGTTACATTAGTTGTATCCCATACAAGACTACCTGACCATCTGACGTAATATCTACCGGGTGTGCCTGTTGCATCTGCATTGTAATACATTGTACCAGGGACATCTGTTAACGATACCTTCTCAGATCCGTCATTTCTAACAATCTTATACTTTAATGACCAACCTATCTTACTCTCGAATGAACGGTAATAATTAGTTGGGAATGTTGGTACAGATTTTGTTTGACCTTCAATATTTAAATATTGTAATGTAAAACGTTTTGTACTACCACCAACATACTCTCCATTATATAAAGGATTACTATCTATTGTCATTGGTGGAAACCAATCTAATGGATCATATCCAGCAGTAACATTAACACCAACATTTAATATTTTAATTGCCATTGTTACTGTAGTACCACCAGGTATCTGAAATTTCTTATAATCATCGGCATTACCATACCATATCTTATACGTCTTATTAACGGTAGAGCCTGCTAGATTAGATGACAAATCTACCACTATAGGTACATTTAAATAATGATTAGTTTCAGATAGTGATGCTAATGATGCGGATGCCAATGTTACATCAACACCACTTATTGATTCTGTAACAGTTAGTGTATCTGCCATAATTGCGGTTTCTGTTGCCCATTTATGGACAACTGCCGTATTTGGGACATCAACCCTTATTACCAAATTATTAACAGGTTTGCCATATCCAGTACCTAAACCGTTACCATCTTGTTGCTCTAATACAAATTCATTTTGAATTACATTCGATGGTCTACGCGCATTATGGTCATAACCTTCAAAGTCAGATAACCAATATCCATATGCTGCTGTTGGAGGATCGTGTTGCAATAATCTGTTTACGATTTTAAATCCTGAAATATTTGCTATACCTGTTTGACGTGCTGCATAACTTGCTGAGCCAAAGTTCATAGGTTTCCTTTCACTCCATGGATTTATTTTATTTGATAAACATAAAGTACCAACGTCACATGAGTCATGGTCTAAACCATTCCTCACATACATTGGATCTATATCACTCATTTTAAATGCCATATTATACTGTCTTTTTAGCTGATATTGATATTCTAATATTATCTCTTGTTACTGTAGAGCCAGATACATTTGTAATAAATGCGGTCCAGTTAGAGCTACCTTTTAAAAATGTAACACACAACCCAGTGCCTGCCCATGTTGAATCATTCAATAGAATATTACCAGTAACTCCGTATGATGTAGATGAAGGTAAAAACGGTAAGCTTATAGATATTGATTGATTATCTGTTAACGAACCAGTTCCTATTGATATCTCTGCCGTAACATCCCTAACAGGAAATTCAGTATACCCTGTAGTTGTGGTATAGTGCATCAATTTGGTATTCAATAGACCTCCTGATGTTACTTGTAAAGATGCCCCAGCAATAATTGTACCTAATATAGATGTACTTGCTATTGGTAATGTATTTGTCCATGAACCCGTAGCATGTGCTACTACTGCCCCAGTAGCGAATGTATTACCACTCGTATCTACTTTGAGCATATTAGAAACACCGTCAGTACTAGAACCAGTACCTATAATCAAATTACCATTTACATCAAAACCTAGTTTACCTAGATTACCACTTGTGTTACCAAATAATATATTAGCACCATTTGCAGAATTTCTAGTAAGCATCAACATACTATAAGTTGTACCATTAATAGTATGATTTGCAGATGATACTGTTGATGAGAATGATCCAGTAGTGCCGGATATAGTACCACCTGTGACATTGCCAGATAGATTACCAGAGAACGTAGTGGTAGTAAGCATACCTGTACTTGGGTTGTATGTGAAACCTGTATCAGTCCTAGGACTCAAATTGCCTGTTGCTGCATTAACAAATAATGGGTAGTTAGTTGCATTTGTACTATTATCCGGAGTAAGCGTAACCGCATCTGCATATGTTGCCCTAGCCGCTATAAATGTAGTAGGATTAAAATTTCCAGCATGCCATACAACATTCCCTAACACTTTTGCGCTATCTTTCGTTATCTCAAAACTTGGTGAAAATTGACTTATTGTTACAGTCGGAGGTACATATCCAGCCGTGCCACATATAAACTTAAATGTTGATATATTGGATAATGTTGCAAAAGCAAGTGATTCGCTATTTGTAGAATCATATATAGTAAACGCGCCTAATGCACTATTAGTTGGTGATTTATATAAAAAAGCAGGAATAGTATTATCAGCTGTCTTAGTGATTGTACCAGTCATTATGCCTCCACCAAGTGATAAGTAATTGTTTAAGGCAGATGATTGCAAATAAGTATTAGTATCTAACGTCCATGTTCCTACGCCAGTTTTCTTTAATAAACCACTTGTTCCAGACAATGCTGCTATTGCAACCAAATCTGCTGGCTTTCCAGATAATTCATTCCAAGAACCAGCACCAGATCCTATAGCGTGTATCGTTCCATCTAAGTCTATAGTAATAGTAGTACCGTCAACTTTAACAAAACCAAGCATACTAGTACCTGCAATTGGTTCAGTTATACCTGTATAGTCTGCAGTCATATGTGCAACTACAGCACCTTTAGAATACAGGTTAGCAACAGTTAAATCACCAGTCTTTTCTTGAGCACTCGCAGACCTATTTAAAAAATAGTCCTGTGTAAAACCACCAAGGGTTGTTGCTGCTCCATCACTACCACCACCAGAAATAAGTTCATCAAGTCTAACCTTGTCATCTATTGACATAAGACCAGCTTCAGTATGTGAAGCCATAGGTATACCTGTAGATGCAATAGGAATCCATTGAGTACCTGTATATAAATATGTTATACTAGTATCAATTGTAGTGGCAACCCATCCTGGATCTGGAGTAGGATATGCTGTTGCTAGATCAGCAAACGTACCTACAGGATTCTTCCATATAGGATTGTCTAAATCTCCAATCATATCCTCTAACGTAGATGCTAAACTAGTTTGAATATCTAGCAATTTAACATCTATTTCAGATTTAGTATAACTATTTAATGTAACATTACGAAGATAACTTAATTCATTTTCTAACCCTGTTATCTTGTTAATAGGAATATTATTTAATACCTCCGGTGGAATAGTACCAGAAATAATATCATTACCAGAATGTTTATGATCCCCATCTGCTTTAGCTGTCCATTCTTCAACCTGTGCTTTAGACACAAACATTTGCGTTTCATCCTGTATCAACTTAAATAACAAAGATGAACCAGATATTGAAACATTCAATGGATTCTCATAAGTTATTGACAAAGTAGCTGTACTAGTATCAGCTGCAAGAGATGTACCATCAACATTAACAAAAGAATACGCTAACTGATTTGGTTCAAGGTTTGCTTGCACAGAACTTAATACAGCCTTTTCTGTCACAGACATGTTACTAACAGGAGTAGTGACAGGTATCTGTGTACTCCTATTAGATAATGCCCTCGCCATTACTGGGTTAACTGTATATACGTTATTTTTTATCATACTTATACATTATATGCTACTACGTCTGATGTAGCCTTTAACATACCTGTTACTTCTACTAAACTACCAGAAGATACTTTAAACACTGTAGTACCATTGTTAACTGTTATACCAGCATTAAATGTAATTAAACCAGAAACAGTATCCCCTGATTTTAATATATATCTTGAATCAAATACAGTCGGTGCTGTACCTGAAATTAAGTCCCATGTAGTTGGGAAATGAGTTGGTTTGTATAACACATTCTCCCAATTAACTGAATCAGCAGAACCGCCTGTAGCAGCAATAGTCGTATCTCTCCAATATGTACCATCAAATACTAAACCTTTACCTGTAGTAATAACGTCGCTTAGTCGTACATCTTCTAATTGTGATAGCTTTACCGCAGGCGTACCAATACTCTCACCAGGTATTACCGTTCCTAATTGATAGGCAACAATATCTTCTTGACTAAGTATTGATCTTGTAGAACTAACGTGCGTATTGTTTACTACAAACGAACATTCTGAACCATTAAACACAGATACCCCATTAGAAGTTAACGCTGTACCCGCAGTATAATTAATAACCAAAGGACCTGTCATAGTATCACCAACCTTCTTTACATACACTGCGTCATGTTCATGAGCAGCAGGAGGGAATACTGACGGTTTATTTGCAATATAACCACCATCCCAAGCAGTAGGAAAGTATGTAGGCTTACCTGATAAAGTAGCCCATGTAGTAGTAGCTGATGCTGGTTTGTTAATCATGGTATTCCAATCAGATGGAAATATAGAAGGCTTATTGAGAATTGTGTCCCAGTTACCTACTCCAGATATCTCCGACATAGGACTGTTAACAAACTTTGTGCCATTGTATGTTATAACGTCGTCAACTAATAGATTAGTAATCTCAACGTCTTTTAATTCAGATAATCTTGCTGCGACACCATTCGTAACAATATCGTTTACTGTAGATTCTAAAGTAGTAACTAATGTTTGAACGTCGTCCACAGTATTAGATAGCTGTGTAAACTGTGTACCAGTTATTAATGATTGGAGCGTATTAACTATAGACTCTATTGCTAAAGTGTTAAGATTTACTTGAGCCTCTAGGGCATCAAGGCGTTCTTCAACTGTACCGGTCCCAGTTAATATATTTGTTACATATGTAATGTCTGCCATATTATTTATAATTAATAAAAAAGGGGGTTGGGTACAACCCTTCCCCCTTCCTTAGTTTTTAAAGTATACTATTATGCTTTAGCAATAAAAGCTTCAACCATATCTTTGAACAAAGAATCTGTAGAACCAGCAACCAACTCATCAGCAACAACATAAAGTTCTGTTGCAATAGGTGTGCTCTTTACATACTGATTGTCTGGGCTCAAATAGTTGTTCCAGTTTTCAATAACCATAGTATCGTAAGTAGAGCTCAAGTTTACATTTAGTTCTGGCTTGATAACCGGCCAATGAGTTCTGAAAGTAATTCCCTTATAACCAAGAGCAGCTTGTTCACGATCTCTAACGATCTTAGCATTACCCTTACCAGGAGTTCCTTGAGTCTTAGTGATAGACAGACCAGCAACAGGATACATAACATTGCTCAATAGACCATTAGGAATAGTCTTCCAAACAAATGCATCTACACTAACTTGGCTATACATAGTAATCGACTCTTTACCTTCATTGTCATCTTTAACTTTAGCAGTCAATTTCAATGTACTCAAAGCAGCATCAATACCACCTGCAAGGTTAGTAGCTGGAACAGCAGCACCTGTAGCCGTACCAGCAGTAGCTTTAATCAAAGCGGCAGCAGCGGCAGAGCCAGCAATCTGAGCTTGAATAGCAGCCAATGTAAGTTGACCTGTAGCAGGAGTAATAACGATTGCATTACCAGTAACAGAGATAGCTGCAGTACCTGCAACTAAGAATTGAACTGTGATTGAATTACCAGCAACACCAGCATTAACGGCTTCGAAAGTGATACCACCAATTGCCTTGGTAGCCTTAACACCTGCATAGATAGAAGCATCTACTCTACGACTTACGTGCTTGTTGATTTTAGCCATAAAAGCTGCAGCTAAATCAGCAGTACTAGTAGTAGTTGCAATTACTTCATAAGTATGCGTAAACTGTCCTGGAGCCTCATAAAGGTCACCATAAACTAGTCTCAAAACAAAACGATGGCCAACTTCAATAGTAGAACCAGAGAAAGCAATTTCAATAACATCTTCAGTAGGTGCTACATAGTCTGCATAAACCATAGTAGGTTTAGAGCCTTTTTGAATAGGTGCTGAAAATTTAATTTCGCGTTTAGTTACTAATGCACCAGTATTGTCTGTAACTTGATACGTATCAGCAGCAACGCCAATATAAATTGATTTAGCTGCTTCAGCAGCGTTTGCGCTAGTTAAAATTTTCTTGTTCTCGTCGAACAAAGCAACGTCGCCCTTTGCTAAAGCAGCTTCGTTAGAATAAGTAGCAGGACAGTTGGTACCAATAAGTACCGTATTTGTATATTGTAACATATATTTTTATTTATTAATTAATTAAACGATTGCGTTTAGTTATTCCATTGTATTCACTTCTTCACTGAATACCTTTACTTGGGGTATGGCATTTACTGACATATAATACTGTACAGCTAATCTAACTATCTCAGAATGAGTGTGTTCAGGTAGGTCTGTATATTCGGTACTAAGTACTGCAGTATCACCTATATTACCAGGGGCCCTTAGGTAGGTTAACTTATAGCCAACTACTGAATAGTTGCCATCTGTATAAAATTTGATAGTATTCCCTTGATAAAGTCTTATTGGTTTAGCTCTATTTAAATGAAGTCTATGCTCAGATAAAGAATTAGCTAAAATAGCATCTATATTTTCTATAGTTGCTTCTATGACATCTGTTGTTTTGATAATAGGGGTATCACCAGATTTAGGCCAACAAGAAGACGTGCTACTAGATATACTAGCGGTCTCACCTAGAGTAAGCGTATAGTCTTCTGGTAACTCGATGCTATTATCTGTAATTGTATCATACTCTTGTACTTCCACAAGTGTGCGAAGATCATCGATACGTTTTTGAGATTGTTCAAATCCTTCTCTTTTGATATTTAGACCAGAGTATCTTGTTTTCCAAAATTTATCCTTGCCTATATTTAGATAAGCAAAAATAGTATCAGAATTTAATTTGTTAGATACGGTTGTCGTAGCATCTATCGCATTAATCCATCTTTCAAATTCTATTTGTAATTGCCTATGTGTCATTATTCTGCAAGTTTATTTAATTCGGAATTTGTATTAATTCTTTGAGATTCTATATTATCTAAAGCTAACAATACCGCTAGTGATATAACTTCATTCCACATATATTCTGGTATTTCAGTTATATCTGTTTCTGGTGTAGCACTACTTATTAATGATGGATACTTAACATATGTTAAATCAACCCTATATGGGGCTGTCATCGACTCTGTGTCAATGAATATAACAATCTTATTATCTCTTACTACAGCTACTGGAGTAGGTATCCATGGGTTGTTATTGTAAGTCTTTAGAAATCTATCTGAGTCTTTATGGTTAATAATACTAACGGTTGCGGATTGATTCCCAAACTTTAGTACAGCAGATATGAATAGTAATCTTTCTTTATTTTTTGTAAAATCATTGATTGTAATCGTATTGCTATTACTATTAAACAGTAACGTCTTATTAGCATCTGGCAATAAATCATCACCATCCCCTAAAGAATAGTCTGTTTTTATAAGCTTTTCTAAATCAAAGACTCTTTTGATATTACCCTCAAAGCCAGCCTGTAGAGAATTATTGCCTGTAAATTTACGCATAATCAATTGATTGTATGCCTTATTTAGCCAATATTCTTTCTCGCTAGCTAGGAAAGCTGGGCAACCGGTTATACCTATGTTGACAGCATTCTTATCTAGTTCAATATCAAAGCCAGTGAGTATATCTTTATTTTTCATTATTTCGCTTCAGTTTCTTGTATGATGACTAATCTCAAATCTTGATTCTTTTTATCATCCAAATATCCAATTGCATCTTCTAGACTATTACCAATTATGTCTGTACCATAATAGTACACATTGCGTGATTTACGCATAACATTCTTAGCTATAGCTGCTTCAATAATGAATTGAGTATTCTTAGTTTTATTGTTAACCCATATCAAGAAGAACTTATTAGGATCTTTTTCTACTAGTTCAAACAATTTACTTTCAACAACTTCATTACTCATTGCATCAGACTTATATCCATAAAGACGCAACGCCTTTCTCATTTCTTCAACAGATAGTTTGTTAAATTCAATAATTGCTTGACGTTTAACTTTATTAAGTCTATTAGACTCTTCTGCTTCTGAATCCTTGTTGATTAGGATATAATCGTTATTTGGTTTAACATTATTAAGACCATTTGCAACACGTTTATGCCCCTTTAGGAACAGATACTGTAGCTCATCATATGGTCTTTCTGTATGTAATATAATTTCTTTTGTGGTTAACTTGATCGCAAATGTATTCCAAAAATCACTATATGGTGACAAATGCCCCTCTGGGTAACCAATTTCTTTTTCTAACCTTTTTGCTTCATCTTCTGTTAAACCTGTATATTTATTGCCAGATCTTGTCCAGTATGGAGCTATGTAATCAAAGCAGTTTTTGTACTTGGTGATGCCAGCCCAAGGATCTTTCGATTTAAATCTAAGTATTACTTCCATATCTTTTATGATAGATTTTACCTTTAAATTATTTTATTAACAATGCAGGGGGCAAAAGCCCCCTACTGTTAATATTGTTAAATTATGCAGCTACGTCAAGGATAAGTTCACCACAAGCACGTGGGTCACGTACCATGATACCCATTTCACCTAAGAAGTGAACAGAGTAACCATCCTTTGCGTTAGATCTCAAAGTAGAGATAGATTTGCCATAACCAGCGCCTGGAGCTACTGCACCACCGGTATACCACTGAACGAATTCACGACCTTTGCGAACAACCTTAACGATGTTAGCTTCACCATCTCTACGAGAGATGTCAAGGAAGGTAAATCTGTAAGATTCCGCAGGCTTACCACTGATTGGGTGAAGCGTACGGTTATGAGTAGTATCGTCGTATAATGGGAAGTGTTTCAATGACAGTTCGATACCGTTAGTCATCTTGTAAGTAACAAACTGACCACCTAGTACCAAGTTCTGACCTGAACCAGTTACAAATACTGTATCCTGTAAGTTCATAGTATTAGCCTTAGCTTTCAATACTTTATCAAACTCACGCATACCCATTTCACCAGTCAAAGCAACAAACTTACGTTCGTTAGAACCAAGGATGTTATAAGATAGGTCAAATAAGAAATCTTCCAAAAGTTCAGTAGTCAATTCAGTGTAGAAACGTCTATTAGAAGGAGCGATCTGTTGAAGCAAACCAGCACCAATATAAACTGGACGACCATTAGTACCCATCAAGTCTGTAGTACCATCACCCTTTACACTAGATTTGTTATATACCAAACCTCTTTCACATCTCTTAACCCATTCGCGCATGGCTTTCCATTCCTGGAAGTCAGACCACAAATAAGAAGACTTACCTGTTTTTGGATCTTTCAGTTGGATAGCTAATACTGTAGAATATGCAGTACCCGTAATATCGTAAGAAAGACGCATAGTGGTAAGGTGATTTCTCATCTTGAACGGTGTATTGTAGTTCAAGATATCAGCTTCTTCTGAATATTCTTCGTAAGCTGAGTTCAAACGAGACAGTTGCTTTCCAGCTAATAGTAGGTCGCTTGGGATATATGAAGTAGGTTGACCGTCAGCCAAGAAACAAGTGTAAACCCACTCGTTACCATCCTGATAAGGTGCACCTGATACACGTAATTGAAATTCTTTGTCATCAAGTTCCAAAATAGCACCTGGACCAAACAACTTATCTTCAACTGAGATCAAGATCGGAGTGTTACCGATACCTGCCATAATTGAATCAGCATTAGCTGTAGTGATTTCAGTTCCTTGCCATTTTGCAGAACGGATTGTAACCGCTCTATCGGTGTCAATGATAACCGACCATTCATACTGACGTTGATCGATAGTCATTACGTTACCAAGACCTCCAGTAAGCATATCAATAGATGAGCTATAACCGTCATCTTTTGTACCAAATACATAAGACACTATAGTAGAAATCTCATGAGGTTTTGTTAACATTGCATTTGATAACATGTTTTCATCTACAAGATCAGAAAACCATTTACCTTTATATAACTGTAAATTGTTTAAAATTCCGTTATCCATAAATACTAGTAATTATTTAAATATTATTCTTTTTTTAGTTGTTGTGCCAGACTACTCCAAATAGATCCATCGGTAGAACCCGTTGGTATACGCTTTTTGCTTTTACCTGATCCGGTAGTTTTAAGACTATTTTTTAATCTTTGCATAGCAGTAGAGTTTCCTTCACTTTTTGCAGCACTAATCAGAGCATCACCTTTCATAGTGAAATAAGCAGATTCTAAAAGATTTTTGACATTTTTAGCGTAATCCTTTTGATATTGTGTAACGCCATTTGAATCGTACTTGAAAATATATTCTGCAAGTCTTGCACGATCATCTTTAGATATTTTAATACCGCGGACATCGGACAAGCTCTTTATTTCATTCACAACGTCGGTATAAAACTTTTGTTGCTTTTCTTTTGCTTGCTCTGCATTCTTTTTTTGGCTTTCTAATAGCGCTTCTTTCTTTTCAGACTCTATTTTTTTCAATAGTTCTACAGCCTCCTCAGCTTCATCCTCAAGAACTCCCGCATCTTCATAGCGCTCTAACTTCTTAGTTATTCTAGAGTCATCCCAACCCTTTTCTTTATATAGGGCGGTTATTACTTTCTTTTGAACCGCTTCATCTGTAATATCAACGGTTTCATAATCTATGCCATTACCTATATTAAAATATTCTTCTAGTTTTCCACCATTGCGCACAAAGTCATCTAACTTCTGAACATCTTCACTAGAATATGTTGGTACAGAATTCTCAGCAATTACTTCTTTGAAATATTTTACTAGATCTGTAACAGTCTTTGGTTTGGTTTCAGCATCATCTTCTTCGTCAAATTCCCACCCAAGTTCTTCAGATATTGCATCAAATAAGCTTTCAACTGCATCACTATCTTCTGCATCATTGTTATCATCATCATCATCATCGTTATCATCCTCGTCTTCCTCTTGGTCTACAATTGGCTCAGATTTCTTCTTTTTACTATTCTTTTCTTCAGTAGATTTTTCTGCAGGTTCGTTTTCCTCATCCTCTTCATCATCAACTACTTTTGAATTATTCTTACCGCCCTTAGTGCCTTTAATATCATTTACCGATGGAGCGCGTTTACCTTTAAGTGCTTCAATTTCTTCATCGCTTAGCTCTTCTTCGCCGCCATCAAATCCACCTGTAATAGGCGCTTTGGAAGGGTCATTTGGTATAATCCCATCCAGAATTGTTTCAAACCCACCTAATGTGTTATTGCTTTTATCCATAATTAATTATTAATTAGATTTTATTTTGTTTGTGTGTTATATTATTTTTTTCCAGTAACTACTTCATTTAATCCAGCAGATAAAGGTAATAATGATAACATTTTATTTAAATTATCAGATATTAATTTATAATTATTATCTGTACTTTTCATTATCTTAAATATTCTTACTGGGGTTTCTTTATCATAATACCCTTTCATAAATGCTTCTTTTACTTTTTCTGGCGTGATATTATCATATGCGTGATTAATAAATTTATTATCCAACATATATTGCTGAACCTCAGCCAACATGGGACCACTTTCAGCACCATCGCTGCCAGTAAGAAAATAATCCGTAGCGTCCTGTTTTCGGTTATTGAAAGAATATTTCAAATAATCGATGTCAACAGGTTCTTTAAACTGAGTACTTTTTTTAGCCAATTCATCATAATCTATATTTGAAGAGGGTCTTAATAATTCTAAACGTTTCAAATCATCATCAATACTAGTAGTACGTCTTCCAGATAATCTTTGGACTTGGTGTTCTAACTCATGCCTTGTCGTATTCCTAGCAATGTTTCCACTTATTTCAGGATGCATGTATATATTATCTCCCCTATGATACCCATAGCTATAACTATCATCAAATACCCCTACTTTATTTAATAATTTAGATTTATCTAGATTTAAAGCTTCCGCTCTTTTTAATCCTTCTGGCGTTGCAACTCTATTATAAAAATCATCAACAACATCTAGAACCTCTTTATTTTTTGTTTTTGGTAAAGTCAATCGTCTAAATAATTCTTTAACGTCATCAGAGAACTCTGGAGAAGTATATGTAGCCTTAATTGGTTTTTTTAATGATTTTACCGCAGGTTTTATTGCGCGAATTGCGTCAATAGCCCCGTCTACCATTGAAGGTAACGGTAAACCAGCCATTACTAATTGTGTTCTAGGATCATTATAGAAATCATTAATCCCTTTAGTTGTACCTTCTTTAACTGTACGCCAATTTCTTGCAGTATTCACGCCTTGACTTCTAGCAATATCACCAAATTCATTCTGAGGATATATATTTACTTCAGGTAACCCAAATGTAGCAGCAACCGGTTCTTCAACAACACCACCTGTACTATATGTTTGCACGTTTTGGTCTTTTGGTATTTGCATATCGAAAGCATCCCGTATATCAAAATAGGTAAGGTCAGGGCTCATCGCCCTGGCCTGCCTATATAATTTAGATCTTTCTTTTAATGTAAGCTCACTCCAAGTCATAATTACTTACCACCTTTACCTGGTTTACCACCACCTTTTTTACCACCACATTTATTTTTCATACCAGAACCTCCTCTTAAACTTTGTACTAACAATTCAAAAACTGTAGGTACTTCTTTTTGTTCATTATTTCCCATATTAATTTTTAGATGATTTACGCTCGCCAACTACGCGATTCTTGATTGCCGTCCTAGCTTTCAACTTCTCTCTTTCCATCGCGGCTTTATCTGCCATTGCTTGCAATTCTTTAGCTGCTTTTAGTTTACGTTCTTCCAACTTTAATTTCTCCTGTTCAATACTAGCTTTAATCTTTTCAGCTTCCTTTTGAACATTCAGTTTACGTTCTTCTAACTGTCGTTTAGTTTCAGCTTCACGTTGTTTGCCAAATAGTTCTTGTTGTTTAAGCATTGATTCTGAATCAACCTTTAACTGAGCAATTGCATTCTTACCAATCTCTATAGGATCTGGTATACCGTTCATATCTTGATCCATATTTTCACTACCACGATATGCTTGTAGTTCAGCAACTGTAACCCTAGTAAGGTTATCCTGATCGATTTTATATTTCTCAAGATCAAGTTCAGCTTCTTTAAGCATAAGTTCAGACTCTTTAGCATCAATTTGCATTTGCTGCAACTGTGCTTGATTCTGTTGCTCTTGCTGCATCATTGCTTGTTGCTGTTCAAGTCTCCTATTCTCTATATCTTCAAGTTTATTCTTGATCATGTTTACATTATCTAGAGTAAGGATCTCTGCTACATCAAGTATACTTGCGCCATTCTGCATAGCTGGTTGCATAAGGTTACGTAACTGTTCTAATACACGTTGATCCTTAGTGCCATCTGCAATAAATATATCAAAGTCTTCATAAAAGAAGTCATCACTTAATTGCAGGAATGCCCTAGTAGCATCATCTAATACATAGTTCAAACATGTTTTATTGCCATCCTTCCATGCAGCTTTTGCAGTATTTAATAGCATTTTTAGCACCTCTCTTTTCAATAGGTTGTGCTTCCAGAATAGTGGTTCTGTAATATTTGCAGACTGAATTACAGATCTTTCAACATTACCAACCAATTCATTTGATGAGATTGCACCTTGCCTTTGTGGGCTAATCCCCGATATCTCACTAACCATGCTTTCAATCTTAACCATAAGCCCAATGTACTGGTCAATAACTGCGGCCATACTTAAGTCTACTGCAGATATCTGGTTAAACTGAGATGGTTTGCCACCATCGCGACCTGGGATATCCCAACCATCATCGTAAGGATTGACGAAGTTAACACCTAATGCTGAAAGGTAATGTGCCCATTTCGCTACGTCAATATTCATAGATTTTGGTATCTGTGTAATATCTATAGTAAGCACTTTACCTTTATCACGGGCCATAGCCAATTCGAGTCTATACCATACAATGATATACATTAGCTGTAACGGCTTCATTACTGAAGCTAATGACTTAGGTTTACTGTTTGTATTACTATGGATTACACCCGTATAAGGCAATCTTTGTGAATTCAGATTATCAGAAGATACAAATTGGTACTCTAATGGACCCATACCAAAGTACATGTCATCACCAGCTCTATACCCTTCTCTAACTTCTACAATCCAATCCCACTCTACATTAAGTTCATCACCAGTAACTTTATACGATTCATCTACTTTAAATTCTTCAGGCACACCTGCATCATTCATCATTGTTACAAATCCAATCTTTTTAAATGATTTCCAACAAGCATGAACAACCTTAATGGTATCCCCACTAGTATAAGGTGTGTTATTGATATGTGTACTTATATGATTGTAATCACCAATAGGCTTATCTTGACCATATCCAGAAGTAGTCCTGCCATCTATTATGTCAAGCAGTTCATTTAACTGTGGTTCAGTTAATTTATCATAAAATCTGTCATAGAGCTCTGGGATAGACATATAAAACTCATTACTACAGGATGAAGCATCATGTATGAATTCAATATCTTCAGAATACTCATAGTTAAAGTATTTAGGATTAACTCGCTCTACTACAGGTTGACCATTCACTATACCAACGTATGCAATGCCTTCTGCGGAAAGTAATTCATCTTTCCATATTTTTAAGAACTCATTATCCAAATTTAATTGCCTACTCAAGTACTTTAATGTATGTTGCGCCTGTATTTCAGCAATATCTTTATAGCCACGGCTAAGGTACTTTGACACCTCTTCTGGCTCTACAACTTCACCTGATGCCAATGCTTCTTGAAATCTAGCCTGTTCTTCTTCACCCATCTTTGCCATAATACTTGCTTTGACATACTCTAGCAACATATTCTTTGCCGTATTTTGCATTTCACTAGTAGCTATATCGCTAGTACGAACGACATTATAGTTAAACGGGCGTTTTGTTTCTTCACCTAATAATAGGTCAATCTTACCGCGGATTATATTAAATTCTTTTGCTGTTGCAGGAAATCCATCTTCTTGTAAAAATGGGTCTGTAACATATTTTAAATCTTTTAGATTATATATTCCATTATACAGGTCATAATAAGATTGCATCTCTTCTAGAGTAGCCCTATCGCTACCATTACGAGATAAATCTCCAGCCCCAATGACATAGTCAATGCACTGCTTATGCCACTCTTCCGTCTTCTTTGATTCTGGAAGTTTTTGTATTGGAAATGATGATATAACTTTATTCATATTTATTAAAATGTGTAGGTTGTTGTATCGTTTAATTCTTTAGGGGTATCCCCTTCAAACCATTGCTTACTAAATAATGGTACGTCAAACAAACGGTTATTCTTTTCGATTTTTTCTTTTTTCTTTACATGTAAATTATGTAGTTGTTCTTTGTATATCATAACCATCATCAACGCCATTACCCTATCCGCATTCTTCTTATCATTGTATTGAATCAACTCTTCCAATAACGGTTCTGAAAATATTTTAGTTAAATTTTTTCTACCAGGCGCATACTCTTCATTCAACCACTCTTTTATAAGTCCTTCACCCCAGTCCTTAATTGACTGTACCATGTGAACCCCTTTACGCCTTTGTACAGAACTATTACCAACAACATCACTAATGATATCGGGTTGATCTGCTAAAAGATAATCGCAGTGTTTACTAGTGAAATAAGGGAATAAACCCTTCCTTTCATTTTCGTATAGTAGTCGTGCATTATAATATACCAACAATTTACGTACGTTTTCATAATATTCTTCTGCTGTAGAGGGTCTACCAGTATATTCGGCAACGATTATATCATAGTATTCCTCAAAGTTTTGAAACCTCTTATATATGAATGTGGAACCAAGTGAATTGGTGCCAGACTTATCATGATCATCAGTTTTGTTATCGTTGAGCTTTTTATCTCAACTTCTATATGTCGCCATATAGCTCAGCATATATCATCAATATTGATTATTGTCGAGCACTCGTGGGGATATTATATTTATTCAATCCCTATGCGTTACGGTGATAATTAGCCTTTCGTAATCTAATTATTTACCTCGGTATTATCTACTAGAGACTTCCACCGATTTTGCTCAATTCTTACGACTATTAGTCGCACCGCTAGATTTGTAGTTAACGGGTCACAGTTATGTGTGACGATGGTTCTGCACATGTATGTATGAGTATCGCACTCAAAGTTATATACAGTCCCAGTATATTTATCAGCATCTATTCTTTCTATCTGTATGAATATTCGATCATAAGTATTAGAGAATATTATCTTCTGTTTTCTACTATTTATTTTTGATTTATATTCATTAACTCTATTTAACTTATCTGATATGATGTCCTTTGGTAGTTCAAATTTAAATAGTGATAGATCGCATGATAAAATATTTAATTTATATGATTGTCGTGATAGATAGTCTTTATTATTAAATCTTGATGTACATTCTTTATTATGTATAGTAATTGAAGATCTAATCTTTAGCCCATATAATATATCCTGTACCGATTCTAATAACTCTAAATTAACACTTGTAAACGATACCCTTAATAAACTTCGATCATAGAATGCAGAACCATCTGAATCTAAATATCCAATCAAGAACATCCTACGTAGTTCATCTGGCGCTGTTTTAACCCACTCTGGTATTCTTTTACCATAAGAATATTTACTAAACTCAGTATCTAATAAGTTATATAAACCCTTATGTGTAAAACGTCGAGTATTGTGTTCATTAGACTTACACAGCAAAGGTTTACGATTAAATACAGACTCTATTACTCTAGAGTATTGCTCAGCTTGTTCTATTTGATTCTTCCCAAATGAACCATATATATCATGAGAATTTTGATTCTTATTATTAAATCCATCCCCAAGCCATATACCAAAAAACCACCAAAGCAACGGATTGTCTGCAATATTATCTGATATATAATTTGAAATAACATTCTTATAATCATCTGTTTGTCTAAGGTATCTATTTGGGATATCCAACCAATCGCCTACATTTAGTTCACTTGCTTTTGTAAACCCTTTATCCTTTAATAGGATTGGGTGTTCTTTAGTAAACGTAGTAGCTCTAAATGAACCGGTTGGCTTTAATTTAAAAGTAGCCTCATTATCTTTAAGCCTACGTTGAAACACTTTAATTTTCACAGGCAGTCCTTCGGCATTAATTAGTTTATGATTATGATCTACATCTTCAACATTAACTAATCCTTTATCTGTCATAACCTTTTCTCCAGGAGTTAAACAGCCAGCAATATACAAACCAAACGGTGCATCTTTTGCAGGGTGTTCCCATATAACGATAGATCCTGTAGGGTCGTCATCCTTCCCTAATGGGTACTTTGTTATATCCCCAGACTTCCTTGCCACCCACTTTGGCAAACCTTCAACCCATTGTAGATCACCAACTTGTTTATGATTCTGCAATTTTTTATTAGTTCTAATAAGAGCCAATTGTTGAATTAAATCTTTTTTAGGGAATATATTACCAGTAAGTTCCAGACAGGCTTCTGCTGGAGTAAGACAGTTTTCAGCAATGTACCTATCGACTGTTTTACTATCAGTGGCCCCTTTTATTACTGGTTCACGTAGAGATAATACGTATTCTAGTGCGTCTTTATGTTTAGTGTTCCCATCCTCATCCATGTACAATCTAGTACCATCTTGAGTACGAACATCTAAATTAGTATACTGTGGTATAAAGAATCCACAGTTAGTTCCATCTGAGGCATCATCCCATATATTTGGGAATTCCATAGCGTTAGACCCAGCGGGATTATAAAACATCTCGCGTAGTGTTGAGAAGTCTGAACCTTCACTACCACCAGTACCAAATGCAATCATTGTACCAAATGCAATACCATCCTGTTCTACAGATGGTCTAGCAATTTGCCATGCAGCACCTAGTTCCTTACACTTACCAGCCTCTTCAAATAATATTAATTTTGCCTTTTTACCACGGACTTTGTCAGGATCATTCTTGATAGTAACACCTAATATCTCAGACTTATAACCTACTTCGGACTTATTGCCATACTCATCGGTAACAAGCATTGAAGCACGTTTGTGCATTGTGGTATTTACTGCTTGACGCTTCTTAGCCCAAGCTGTATTATTATCTATAAAATCTAAATAGTTCCAAGCCTTAGTTAGGATACCATCCTTTACTAAGAACTCTTTTTCTGAAGCGTATGCATATGATTTAGACCCTTCTATTAAATAAAAGTTCCTACAAAGCATTGCGCCAGTTTTATATGAATACCCTTTACGTCTAGACTTTAATACTACCAAGTGCTTACCTAACTCCTCTGCTTCTTGTACAGCTTGAAAAAAGTAATAGTCATAGTCATAGAAGTCTGGAAAGGTTATGTCTTGCACACGCTTCCTCTCTTCAATGCCATGTCTATTCTTAATAATTTTATAAGTTATACGGTCTATAGGACAATAGTTTAAGTAAAAATAATTATACCCGGATATATAATCACCATCAGGTGCAGTATACCCATCTAAACATCTCCTTGTCTCTTCATCCCAATAGTTAAAGTAGTCGACACTATTCGTAGGGTACGAACAGTAAACCCCCGTCCTCAAAAATGTGAGGGCAGGGGTCCTGAATTTATCACTATTTAGTATCTTCTTTCTAAAGTCTACCATAGTTTAGTTCGTTATTTCTTTTTAAACCAATTTAAAATTCTCTTAAATAAACTTGGTTTCTTATCAGTTGATAGTTTAAATTTTTGGTATTCTTTCTCAATAGGTGCATCCACCTCAACATTAGTTAAATCCAATACTACCATTTCTTTCTCCGATACAGACTTAGTCTGTAGATTTTTCTTATTTTTTCCCATATTTAAATATGTTTTATTTTATTATTAAAACGTGTAATGTTAATTATTGTTTCTATGTGTGTATTTTATGATACAACAGTTTAGCGTCTTGATATCTCGTATGGGTTTATTTTACCTCCACCACGAACTTTAGATGACTCCATTTCTTCCATCTTAACTGATCTTTCTAACTCATACAAAGAACTTGAAGTCTTATCTAGTTTACCAATTGCAGCTAATATTTTATCGGCTTTAGCATCATCCATTTCTTCATCACCTAAAGAATCTTCATAGAATTTTATAACTGTTTCAAGCCTTCTTCTAGCACCTCTAAGTAATCTTGCAGATAATGAATCATAGTACACATTTACAAATTGTTCTTCTGCATCTAATACCTCCTTAGGTGGTTGCCAGGTAACATCACCAAATATATCTCTTTTAATCCATTGCTCTTTATCAGCTTCAAACAATCCTGAGTAAGGTGTGTCTATTACATTCTTCAGTACTATATAGCTAATTTGTTTATTTGCAAGTACTGGGTCTGCTTCATATAGCTCTCTAAATTTTGGCAGACCCAATAGATCAGAATGGATTATCACCTTACCTGCTTGTATATCGTATAGTTTCATTTATTTAACCTCTTCACAATTTGCACAAATACCCGATGACTTCTCTTCTGATTCCTTTTTCATCTGCATATTTTCAACCCATACTTTAGCATACTGCGCTGGTATAACTACGATCTCACGTTTATTATAGTCTGCGTCTCTAGAGTAAAGCCTAAGTACTATGTCTCCTGGAGATAAATCAAACTTTTGACCATAATAATCTAGTTCACCTTCTTCTTTAACAATATACACGTAGTCAATGTTCCCATATTCCGCACTATATAAATTAATTTGATTATCTTCAGTAATACCAATCAATCTATTTACTTGTGAATCTAATACATACTTAATCATATCTTTATTTATTTAATTAAAACAACTAACTTCATCTGAACATTTTTCAGCACTCATAACTTTAGATTCTCTATGCTTTAAATCAGCATTAGTTCTCATTTCAATATGATGTAACCATTCTGCTACACCGTCTGTAGAGTCTGTTCCTATTACAATATACGTTCTATTATCCGAACTATATTTCCCATCAACAACTGAACCATACAAGCATAATATTAAGTCACCTTTTTTAACTGGTGTTTCTTTATCGTTATATGTTAAAACGCCGGTTTCATCTGCAGTATAGGCATAATCTATCGAGTCTGGCGCCGACTTTAATGTAGTTGCAACATTTGATGTAGTATTTAACTTAATAATTCTACCTACGTAATCTACTGGAATATACTTAATCATATCTGTTTATTTTTTAATTATTTAATTCTTCTACTTCTTCTGCAATACTTTCTACTGGCTCTGTAGTAGGCTCATCGGTCGAGCCATAGCCATTCGCCCCACGGGCTCCTTCTGCAATCTCCTCTACAAATACCGGTTCAAATTGTTGGTAAGGAACTACTATTAGTTGACCAATACGCTCACCTTCTTGATAAACAGTAGGTATACTATCTGTAGTAACCTTAAATTTCATTGTTATTTCTCCGCTATAACCCATTAATGCGGAGTTGTTATATTATTTAGCTCTTTATCTAAATATTTCTGCAATTTCTTTTGTTATATTCGCAGATCAGACTATATCATCAATTACATTGTAATTGCAGGGCGCTCGTGTCGTTATTACCATCCTCAGCACTACCTGTTTGGACTCGAACGTTAGTCGTTGAACCTTCAAGAATATTACTATTCAAGCTTGGCTGCTGATTGACCGCTTCCGGCTTTTCCAGCAATTCACCCTGTTTAATGACTCCAGTTATTCTTCCTGTTTTATTATCTCGAACGATTTCATTATATTTTGTATGAATTTTCCCATGCTCGGATCTTGTTACAGGAATTAAATTATTTATACTATTGTTATTATGATCAAAATCAATATGGTGTACTTGTGAGCTTTTCTTTAATACGATCTTATTGTTTATAGTTTCAAAATAAGATGTGTTAAATAATTTATAGTTTTCTTCAACGATTAATCTATGTTTTACCACACGTCCATTCCTATTTGCGTAAGGGTGATCAGGAGCATACACATAGATATCCGTTATATTATGATTTGTTTGTATTACTTCATTTCCGATAAAGGAACTATTTAGACTTCCCTTTAATCCATATTGGTGATTTTTATCACCAGACATTAATTCTCTCTTATACTCGTTCAAACAAGCCTTAGAACAACAATTTCCAGTTTTATTGCTTATTTGATATGGTTTTAAATGAAATTTCTTTTTACAAATTTTACACTCACAGTTAAGTTCACCTTTTAGTGATTTATGTTGACATTGACTTGAACAGTATTTTGCACTATCTTTTCTCCAATTAGGAACTTCAAAATACTTACCACATATTAAACATTTCTTTTTAATCATAATATTGCGTTTTATTATTAAACGCAAAGCAATAGTATTGGTGTTATCGATTGTACATTAAAGTACAATGTATATTTTAGAGTCCACCACCCCAACTGCGTTAGTCAATACCAATGATTTATTTGCTACAGATGACCTCATAAATATCAAGCCCATATGTCCTTCAGGGATCTCTACTGCAAGACCTGTATGATATACTAATACTAATTTACCACTAGCATCTACTTCTTGAGTAAACCCATATGTAGTTAAGTCTAAACCTGCATCTGTACTATGCGCTCTTGTAGGCAATACTGCCTTTTCATTTAACTTTTTAAATTTTAATTCCATTCTATTTTTTTAATTTATTTACGTCCTCATCACCAACCAAATCATACGGATGTTCCATGTTACGAACAACCTCTTTAAAAGCGTCTAACGGACATCCGTCTGGTAATATTAATGGTTTTAATATAGTAGTACCATTTATAAGATCTTCTTTTGCAACCATATCATTTCTATCACCAAATAAGGTAGTTGCCGTATCAACAATACCTAATTCACAACACTCTTCTACTTTGTGATAGTCATTAATAAGATTGTCAATCAACTCAATTGCCGTATCAATTTTATCATTACCACACAAACTAACAATCCTTATAATTTTTGCAGCATCAGTATCGATCTTATTTGCATAAATATAATCATTTACTTTATCAATTCCATACGAAGCAATCTTGTTGCTATTGTTATTCGGATGCAATTCTTCAATTAACTCCAAATAATGTTTTGCCTTTTCTAGGTCCTTGATACCATTCTTATCTTTATACCTAGTAACATACTTAATGACATTACCTTGAAAAAAATTAGCGTTAATATCTCTAATCAGTTCAACTGGCTGAACTCCTAATTTCTTATAATGATCACCGCCAACCTGTTCATCAAGTGCGGACTTTTCTTTTTCTTCTTCTTCCATAATTGTTACTTATTGTCTACTTTACCAGATGCATCGGGCATCTCTAATAATCTTATTGCTTTTACTGTAGGTCTACCTTCTAAGTATGCTTTAGCAACTCTATGCCAACCATCACATATCACACCTTCATCATCTAATATCACAGGATAGTCTAAGCTTGTATCGTTTACTCTTTTTAAGTGGTATAGAAACTGACCAAATGTACTTGCTGAAAACGGTATGTGAGATATATCTATGCCAACTAAAGGTAGATCAAACGGCTTATAGTTTTTATGCTTAGCAAAAGCTACTAAAGTAGGAGCATCGTATGTATTACCCCTAGTAGAATAGTAACTTTCATGAAACGCTATCCCTTCGATATCTAGAGTAGGAATACTACTGTTCGTTGAATGCCCCTTTTCTTTTGTCATATTTATACCTGCTTTTTAATTTTAATTTAAATAAGTATGCAAACATAATTGGTTTTGTATCCTCAGGATTTACTATAACCCTATTTGCAAATTTAAAAGGACTATTACATATAACCTCTATAACTGGTGCTGGTATATCATACTTATTTGCTAACTGTGTTATTATACTAGTTTTCTGCTCCGTCGCGAACTCTTGTGTCTCCAACACTAATTATTTTATAATATTTATTATCCAAAATATCATATATACACTCACCACTCTTAAACGTGCTAGGCCTGATCATGTTAATTATATCTTTTATAGTTAAATATAATTTACCAAACAGTGTTAACTGTTCTAGCTCTATCGTTGTGTAATCTTGCTTTGGTGATAGTACCACATATGACCACACCTTACCATATTCGGAAGCCTCTTCTACTAATACATCTGGTGTAGTAGCAGTGTGCGTAAGCGTAGCCATATTATAATCATAAACCCTACGCCTACCAAATATACGTTGCATCAGCGTTGGTTTATGCCATAACATAACTGAACCACCTTTTGCTATCATTAACTCTTTACTCATCTTTTACTTTTAATATTATTGTTACCTGTACCCTATCATTAATAATAACTGGTACCAAAGCCCTATTAAGCACCCATTCGCCATCTGTCTTACCTTTAACAATATACCCTAATGATTTAAACTTCCCTATATACCTACATAGGTTGTCCCTAGTTATATTTAATGTCTTCATCATTACCCGCCTATTGGCGGTGCATATTATATTCTTTGTAACATTAGGGTCTTTTGTATGATTCATCTCAAACTCAACAATCATTTCAAATAATGCTAACTCGCGATTAGTCAACCCTAATATACCATTCAAGGCACTTAAAAACTCATGATACACAGTCTTGCTTGATACAGACTTTACTAGTTTATTCATTTTCTAATAGTTCTCTTACTTTACTTAATACCTTAATCATATTATAATTAACTGTCTCCAATTCAACCTTTACACATGTCTGGAGTAAGCCACTATTATGATCCCTATTTGCATCTGTTATAGCCTTCTTATACTCTTCGATTCTCTCATCAATAAACTCAATAGTCTTATTAATCCTATCATTTGCATCAACTGCACTAGATAGTGCATAAATAATTTTTGCAAAAGAATCTTCCATATTCATATTACTCATATTATAATCATTTAAATGTTATACTATATATAACGCACAAACTATACAAAGGTGCCCACTTATACTAAAATAAAATGGGCCATACATAAGTACAGCCCACAATAACACACAACCAACACTATTTAAAACATAACTAGTCTTTCACGATAGCTATAATATCATACGGTTTAATCAATTGGCTATCTTTGAACAAATCAAAGTCTATAGCATGGCGCCTGTTATATACTACAGTATCACCTACTGTAAATGGCGTTTCTAGCCCATCTGGGATACTTAGTACAATACCTGTACCATAACTTGATTCAACCTCTTTAACCTCTGTAACAGTCTCATATTTATTGAAACCATCCTCGTCAACCTCTTTAGTAGGTACCTGCGTAACTACCTCTTTGGATATCATTTTAATAGCCAATGGTTTAACCATAACATCCTTAAAGAACGTATATTTAATACCATTAACAACTGTTGCCAAAACCTTATCTTCACTAACTACTTCACTATTAATATCTACGCTTACTTCAGACATACCTATTTTACTTTTAATATATTACCTTTCATACAAAACCTTTTAGCAGGGGAAGGACATGGTATAAGCCTATCTGCTTCATCAAATACATAAAATGCACAATCGTCACAAAAGCCACTAGGCTGACTAATAATATCGTATGCTACCCCATTTATCTCAGTTTGCCTATCCTTTAAGGCTTTATAGTACTCTTCCTCTCTCATATATATTTCTCTTATTATTAAACCCAAGATACCCCTTTACAGGTTTTATCCATTCTAGCAAATTATTGCATTTAAGTATCAATTTCAGTATTGCTGTACGTAATAGCTTTTACCTACGCTATTTTCACCCACGCTAGTTCCCTTATTCTCACCTTATAGTTACACTTATCGACTGCTACCCCGAATACCGATCTTACGACCAGGCCTACCCATTGGTAGGGCTTCATGCGAGTAGGTAGTAACCCCTAGCCCAATACCTTATATAATACCCGTTTTCATGCTATCGGGGAAAACTCCATACTTATTTAGTACGTACAACCCGACGTCTAACCCCATAATACCTCTCAGCCTTTGGGGTGGTCACTCACGTGGCATACTATCTATAACGTTAAAAGTAACAAAAGGTTCCTCATTACTTGTAAAAAAATTGTGTTTATAATAGCGCTTTATACAAAATTTTATAAAAAATTTTTTCAATTATATATATACGGGTATATAAGACAGGTTGGATTCTATGTATACGGGCGTAAGAGACAGATTGAATACCATATATATGCACATATAAGACACTATCATTCAACCCCCCGGGGTCATACTTTCAAGGGAAGTCCCCCCGGTTGAAGATTTCCACCAAGCTACTTACCTGACCTGTTTAGTGCAAGTGGTAAACCAGAAACACTTGCTTAATTGTTATGAACAAGGATAAATTTGAGGACATTCTTGTCCTCATCACTAGCGCACTAGTTTGTGTGTGCATTGCTGTAATGGGTGTAGGTGCCTATCTACAGAACGGAGACATTGCCATTGGGGCAATGTTGGCTGCGGTTGTAGTAACGCTGATCTATTCACTGATTACAATGGTGATGCTTGATTAACGAGTAGGGGTAATGGGCAACCATTACTCCTATTAATTCCACCAAGTTCATTACCTTATGAGTATATTGCAAACAATAAACCAGACCTGTTTGCACTAATTTTATGAGTAAGCTTAATGTATTTGTTAAAGAACAAGGTCTCTGTATTGAGACCGAACTATTATCTATGGCTATAACTGGCGATAGATGTGTTGTATTAGCACAAGACCGCGTAGCTATTGCGTGGTTAGTTGTTGAGTACGGTTCTGCAATATGGACCGTGTTTGATAAGGGTTTAGACCTATTCGATGACCCGCGAGGATGTTGTGAGGGTGAGTTAGATGGGATGTTCGACATAATCGAGGACCCTCGGTAACGTGGTAAGGAAGGTAGTGGGAAACCGCTACTTTCCTAAACTTTCCACCGAGTTCATCACCTTATTAGTATATTGCATAGGTTAAACCAGAACCCTATGCACCAACTATCATGATTTGCACAATCACCTCTTGTGACGCAAAGGTCGCCTCTAATGGCAACCATTACTTAGACATCGTTGCTCAACCAGCTAACGACCCATGGTCTGAGCCTATCCAGTATCGCTTGTTTGGGGCAGCAGACCGCTGCGCTAAACTGGCTGAGAATCCGCCTAAGACTATCAACTTAGGTCGTGTTAAGGCCACAGTTGCCCGCTTTATGTGGGTACGTGATGGCGGTGAGCTGTCTTCACCATGCAACAGTGTTACGGTTACATGCCGCTTCAGCGGCGATGAGTGCATCGATGATGCACAACGCCTTGCTGGCAAGTACCTCGATTACCTGATTGAGGCAGGCAAGGCTACGTTATGCGAAGAAGACGCATTTGACGGGCTGAGTGCTAATGAATGACTAACTGGGTGGGCTTCGGCTCACCCATTAACAATTAAGTTATGAAGAAGATACATTCTATTATGTATTACTCAGCCTGTGCGGTTGGGTATACATGTGTTGCTATGTTGTGCATTCTAATGAGTTGTGGGCCTACTACGTGGCTTATGTACACATTTATGTGCGCTGCAGTACTATTTTGCGTCCTAACTACGTTAGCTTGGTTGACAGGTACACGCAAGGAATCTAGAGTAAGGTAATGGGAAACCATTGCCTTATTACATCTCCACCAAGTCATGTACCTTTATAGTATACTGCGACACATGTGTCGGAAAAGACCTGGTATGGTGCCCGTAGGTATCAGGCATAAAGCTAAACCGATTGGCAGTCGGGGGCAGTGGGGAACAACACCCTGCTGCTTTATTATTACCTTCCACCAAGTCACTTACCGTAATAGTATATTGCGATGGAGATAGCATATGTTATCCTGCTGGGAGTTTTCATCGTAGTTAAGTATTGTCGTCAGCAGTACTAGCGGCCTACTCTAGATATGACGTCTAACAGTAGTAATCTGGTTTATTTGGTAATCCATGCATGCTTAGTGTCATGTGTAAATCAAATCGAATTGTGACATATAAGTATGTTTCCATCTGACATAACAAGATGGAGTCACCGTATGTTGATCTACTGATAGATCATCGCAAATAGTAGTATAGCAAAGCGCACAAGCCATGTGTGGTGATAGTTAATATTGCGGTATGATGCACCTTCCTAGGGGCGCCTCCATTCCGTTATATTATCATTGGCACTACTAAGGTTCATAGGTAATCCCATTCTGGTTTGGGACCTATGAATCCTTTTAATATTCCACCAAGTCAATCACCGTTCTGGTATATTGTGTAGAGTTATATTTAAATCAATTAAATCATTAAATCATGAAATGTAAAATTGTTAGTTCAGAGTGGAAACAAGCCGATAATGGCAACCGTTATTGCAAATTGAGTTGTGTACCCGAAGGTGATCCTTGGGCAAGTCCATTTACCTACGTGTTCTTTGTGAGAACAGAGGAAGAGGAAACACGTTTGGCAGCAAGTATGCCGAAACATATTCACCTTGCTGAGGTTATTGTAACTACAGGTCCATTTAACCGTGTATGGTTAACTGATGGCAATAATCATGCTGCCGGTGAGCTTGTTAAGCGTAAGGACAAGTCTGGTGAATTAGTGCCAGCTGTGTTCAAGAATATCAAGGTTATTATTCGTACTATGCCTGATGGCACACCTGCAAGAGGTGAAGATGCTGAGAAATTGGCTATGCAGGCTTATGAGAGAGGTGTGAATGACGGTAGTATTATACCGTTGGAGGAAGGTGAGGAAGAGGATATATTTAATGGTTCAGAGAGTGGGATTGACCCAGAACCTGAGCCTAAACAAGCTCCTCAGCAGACTCAGAGACCTCCGCAACAGCATGTAAATCAGCGTAGATAATAGGCTTTAATAGGTGTGTGAATTGGGACATTGAATGGTGTGTCCCTCTTCCGCACCTATTAGCATATCCGTAAATTTAATTGAAAACTCTAATATTGTAATAATATGGCGTTTATTAATTTTAGCAAAATGGAATGAATCCAAGGTGAACTTAACAAAGAGTATATGATGGTATATACAACTAAGTTCATAAAGGGGATATCGTCGGGTAAGGAAAAGAAGAAGACGACCTTTTTGCTTTATATATTATTAAAAATTAATTATATATGAAAATACTATCATACCTTAAAAAGATAGAGTACAATTCTACACCTCCATATAGTATACCAATTAATTTACAAATTGAGATATTATTAAGAGTAAAAGATAAAGTACTATTATCAAACAGTGATTGTCAACATGGTTTATGCCATCTTATAGTAAAAGATATAATATATCCCTTATGGTACAAAAGTAAAGAATTTAAAGATTTAGTACGATACGACCATGACACAGATATTGCAAAAAGGATTATATGTATTTTCAATAAGGAAAATGCTATAAACTTTGGTAATGGCAGAGATGAACTATATTGGTGGCCCATACAAAGAAAATTAACACTTTCTGAGAAAACCCATAAATATGGTTCTAATCTAAAGAAATACCTGGAAGTATCTACAACTTACAACATTGAACCAAGGATTAAATTCTTAGATTGGTGTATTAAAACGTTGGAAGATATGGAAAGTGACCGGTGACCTGGCAGTGTGTTTGGTTAACTGCACAAAATAAGTCCTAAGTAGGATGCGCTACTGGTGATAAACTAGCCCAGTTATAACATTGAGTTGTAAAACAATCAAATATCATATCAAATGAAATTAAGAGAATACTTTGGTGAGTTAAAAACACCTATGCAAATTGCTGCAGAATACCTTGCAACAGCATATTTCAATGGGGAAATAGTTGAAGTTGAAAAGGAAGACATACTAAATTATGTCAAACAATGCAATATTAATCCACACGAATTAGTGTTTCACGCAACAAACGAAATTGAAGCAAGAACATTATCAAATATTGCAGATATTGCAAAAGATTATCCTATCTTAAATGCCCATTGGTTTAAAACCAATATAGACAATACAAAGATCGAAAGTGATTTACGTATTCTACTTAGTATAGAATTATAATATCATATTAAAATGGGAATGGTATTAGATAACGCTGATGTAATGCTCATTGGCTTAACAAAAAAAGAAAGACTAAAAGCTGTTTTATCACAATTTGTTGAAGAAAACGAATTAGACTTTTGTGTTGAAAATGTTTGGAATTTATTAGAATTAAATTGGTATAATGAAAAAGCAGAACTACCAATGAGATCAGATATTCCAGATATAAGTCAAATAGACTGTGAGTAATTTATTAACAAAATATCAAAATGAAAACAAACAATTTCAATGATGATCTGAACATTAATACTGTTCAATCATATGAAGATGCATGTCAATTGTTAGGCATTAAACCTACTTATCCTAAGTTTGTACAATGTGCTAAAATAGATAGACCATCCATGATAGCATACCACAAGCTAATTATTATTATTAGGGCATTAAACTTACTGTCAAACGGTAAATGTTGGATACCTAATTTTAATAACCATGAATATAAATACGGATTATGGTGGTATATAACTTCAGATAATAAACCTGGTTCTGCGTTTACGGCTTATACGCCTTCTTATGCGAATGCGTATGTTGGTTCGCGGTTATTATTTAGATCTAGATCATTAGCTGAATACTGTGCTAAGCAGTTTAAAGACTTATGGCAAGAGTATCTAATTATTAATCAAGAGTAATATGAAAACATTTGATGAATTAGTTAAAGAACGTGACCGGAATTATATTAAACGATATATTAAAATTAGTATAACTAAAGATATAACCATTCATAATAATGAAATATCTCCAATAGATTTTCTTATATTATTTGTTACTAAAATAAAGAAAAGATATATACACAATACCTCATGTAATGGTATTTGTGCTGCAAGAGGTTTAGTAACTCATCATATATGTTCTAATAAAAACTATGAAGGTATATACTTTAGTGGGACAATGCTACAGGAACTCTTTGAAAAAGACCTTGCATATGACTATGTACCTACAAAACTTGAATGGGCACCTATCCCACGTATTGAAATGGGATACTGGTGGACAATTAGGTACGGTCAAAGGAATGATAAAAGTATGGCACGATGTGTAAAACCTCGTATTATGTTTATGAATTGGGTTATTGCTGTTCTAACAGCATATAAGAATGAGTATTGTAACAAATAATATCAAATAAAATGAAACAATTAACTATCCACAGTCTTGGCGAATTCTATCGTACGCATAAAATAGAATTTGTAAAGTTATTAAAAGAATCTACAAATCTTAACTTAAAAGAAGCAAAAGATTTGGCAGATGAAATATTTTCTAAATTTAACAATAATCCTAATGGGGACTTATTTCGTGTAAAATTAGAAAGTATTGATGCTGTTTATTTTTTTAAAAATGTAAACAAAGCATTTATATATGCGATTACTGAAGTAACTCCCGAAATGGATAACTTTGCAATAACATTAGATACTATTCGCAAAGGATTATATGAATCTCATAAACTGAGACAAGAGATTGATCAACTTAAACAGATTAATCATGAGTTAACAAAAGAGATTCGTTCTTTGAAATCAACACTGTACAAAACAGCAGTTGATTTAAATAAGCATTACCAGGCAACTAGTAATCTTATGAATTATTCAGGACCTAGAGCTGCACACATTATTAAAGATTTAGCAAATGATATCCGCGAGAATGACGATGCTTCAGAAGCAACTAAAGATTGCTAATGAAACTATTGAAGCTCAAAGTAAAGAGCTTAATAGACTACAGTGGTCAATAGAAATATTGACTGACAAGTTAATTAAACTAAAAGAATTAATCAAATGATTCGAAGAATATTATTCACATTATTTGGAATTATAACTATTGTTTGCATATTTAGTGCAATAGTTAGTACCATTTATTTCAGAGTTAAATGTGAAACACCACTCAGGAAAGCTGCATTAGCAGAAACATTGCCTGAGGCTAAAGTAAATTTAGACAAAGCTATACAATTTGTAGAACAAAATCAGTTAACTACTGGTTATTCATCATTATTTTTTAAAGAAGATGAATATAACATTACAAAATGGTACGCTATGTTGAAATCTGCACAAAATGAGCTAAACATATTGGATGTTAATGGTTATGATAAAGTTGAAGAACTTGATGCATTAATAGTACTGTTGATTAAATTAACAGATATACCAGAAAACAAGCAATGTGTT